TTATGGGGACTCTATATTTAAAATATCCCTAACATCATCATCCAAAATTCCCATAACCGCCATCAACTGGCTAACATCTTTATTCTTAGAAAGAAACAACGTAATCGCCGTAAACGTACTCCATTGCATATCGCGTTTTTCGCTTTCAATCGCACTTATAGTCTGTCGTGAGAATCCGAGTCTTTCTGATAATTCATCTTGTGTCAATTTTGCTTTCGTCCGTAGTGTCGGTAAATTTGAAGCCAATAATTTACAAAGTTCTTGCTTGCGCTCGTTGAAAAAGCACTACGAAATGGTGGGGCGACGAGGTCACGCCTGCGCTGTTCAAAGAGGAGTTGTTGTCGGGTAGCGGAAACATCACCGTATGGCTCAACAGTCCGGGCGGGGACGTGTTCGCGGCGGCACAAATTTACAATATGCTCTGCGATTATTCTGGCGAGGTCACCGTAAAGATTGACGGCATCGCGGCTTCGGCGGCAAGTGTCATCGCCATGTCCGGTACGGAAGTTTTGATGTCGCCTGTGTCGATGCTGATGATTCACAATCCGTCTACAATTGCGTGGGGCGATAGCGAGGAAATGCTCAAAGCAAAAGCCATGTTAGACGAAGTCAAGGAAAGCATTATCAATGCTTATGCTAAGAAAACAAAGTTGTCTCGTGCGAAACTGTCTCACATGATGTCAGACGAAACGTGGATGAACGCAAACAAGGCGGTCGAATTGGGGTTTGCCGATAAAGTCCTGTTTGCAGACGATAGCGAATCGCAAACCGCCGTCGAGGGGATGATTTTCAATCGAATGGCGGTGACTAACTCGCTCATCGGCAAAATCCCGAAAGCACCGAAACCACAGGAAAGAACCGAACCAACAGGCACACCCGTTGAGTCTCTTTACAAGCGGCTCTCTTTAATTTCACACTAAATTTTGAGGAGGAAAAATCACAATGAGTAATATTTTACAACTGCGCGAAAAACGCGCAAAAGCATGGGAAGGTGCAAAAGCCTTTCTTGATTCCAAGCGCGGCGACAACGGGCTTTTGTCCGCCGATGATGCCGCAACTTACGAAAAGATGGAGTCCGATGTCGTGGCTCTCGGCAAGGAAGTCGAGCGGTTGGAGCGGCAAGCTCTCATCGATGCGGAAATGGCGAAAGCTACCAGCAACCCCATAATCAGCAAGCCGTCCGGCGATGATGACAAGGAAAAGACAGGCAGAGCCTCCGGCGAGTACAAAAAGGCGTTCTGGAACGCCATGCGCAGGCAGTTCAGCTCAACGATTCAGAACGCTTTGCAAATCGGGACAGATTCAAAGGGCGGCTTTTTAGTGCCGGAGGAGTTCGAGCGGACACTTGTCGAGGCGTTGGAAGAAGAGAATGTCATTCGCCAAATCGCCAACACCATCACCAGTGTAAACGACCAAAAAATCCCCATCGTGGCTACAAAAGGCACGGCTTCGTGGGTTGATGAGGAAGGCGCGATTCCCGAAAGTGACGACAGCTTCGGTCAGGTGACACTCTCAGCGTTCAAGGCGGCGACTACGATTAAGGTGTCGTCTGAACTGTTGCAGGATAGTGCGTTTGACATGGAAAACTACATCGCGCGAGGTTTTGCGAGGCGGATTGGCAACTGCGAGGAAGAGGCGTTCATCACGGGCAACGGAACCGGCAAACCCACAGGAATCTTGAATGCTACCGGCGGCGGTCAGTTAGGCGTGACCACGGCAGGCGCGGCAGCAATCACGCTTGATGAGCTTATGGATTTATTTTACAGCCTCAAATCGCCCTACCGCCGCAAGGGTGTGTTCCTGATGAACGACAGTACGGTTAAGGCGATTCGTAAGCTCAAGGATTCCACGGGGCAGTATCTGTGGCAGCCGAGTATCAAGGAAAACACGCCCGACACTATTCTCAGCCGTCCGATTTACACATCGGCATTCATGCCGGAAATCGGTGCAGGCAAGAAGTCAATTGCTTTCGGCGACTTCGATTATTACTGGATTGCCGACCGTCAAGGGCGGACGTTTAAGCGATTAGATGAGCTCTACGCAAAGAACGACCAAGTCGGATTTTTAGGCACACAGCGTGTAGATGCGAAGGTCATTCTCGGCGAGGCGATTAAGATTTTACAGCATAAAGCGTCTTAGCGAGGAGGTGTGGCGGCGATGACGGCACGAATCAAATCACTTTTACCGAAAGTCAAAGACAACTTGATTTTACAGCATGACGAGGACGATGTATTGTTAGCAGGCTGTATCGCCGCCGCTCTTGATTACGCCGAGAGTTATCAAAAAGTGGCATATGGTAGGAAGAAACTGCCGCCGAGTACAGAACAAGCCGTCATTGTGCTGTCGTCTCACTTTTACGAAAGTCGGGATGGCAGTACAGGCGGCTTTTTTGCCGATAACACGAATGCGACGGCGCAGGTGTGGCAGACGGCTCATAGGTTGTTGGCGACAGGGAAAATTTGGGAGGTGTAGGCATGGGACAATCATTCGGCAGAGCCGATATAAATAAACATACTACCGAAGATTTGAAACGGTTGCAGGCACTCCCGCTGTCGGTGAAAATCGGCATCACGCAAACTCGTATCATGGAGTGGTGCGAACGCCACAACCACAAAGCAGCGGTCAATTTTAGCGGCGGTGTCGACAGCACAGTGCTTTTAGACTTGGCTCGGCGTTGCTATCCCGACATTCCCGCCGTGTTCGTAGACACCACACTCGAATTCCCCGAAATCGTGGAGTTTGTGAACAGTAAGCCGAATATTACGACGATTAGACCGCAGTTTTGCAAAGTCTGCACAAACTGTGCAGAGGGGTGTTTCCCGAAAATCGTCCGCACTCACGGTTGGAATTTTCCGGGGAAAGATGTGGCTATGTCTGTCAAATACGCACTGCGTGGTTCTAAGTGGGCAGTAGACCGTTTTGCGGGATTAAACGCCGATGGCACGGAAAGTATCTATAAAAAAGAACGCTATGGACGTTGGACGCATCTCGTGGATTGTCAGTATCTCATATCTGATGAATGCTGTAAAATCCTCAAGGAAAAGCCGCTCGACAAATGGCATAAGGAAACCGGTTATTCCCCGATTGTCGGAACTCTTGCCAGCGAAAGCAGACGGCGACGCGATGCGTGGCTTCTCACCGGATGTAACGCTTTCGATACGAAAAAGCCAGTTAGTAAGCCGCTCTCGTTCTGGACACAAAGCGATGTTCTACGTTACATTCGTGATTTTAATATTCCCTATGCGAAATCCATCTACGGGGACATCGTTGAGGACAAAAAAGACAAACTGAAAACCACAAAGGCACGGCAAACGGGATGCAGTCTGTGTCCGACCGGGTGTCACCTCGACAAGGAAAACAAGTATCAGCGCATGAAAATAACACACCCCGAATTATGGGATTACGGTATTAACTCGCTCGGTTTGGGCGAGTTTCTTGATTTCGTGGGTGTGGATTATGGGAGGTGAACCGCAAATGAGCTACGGCAAAATGACTACACCGATTGAAATAGTTTCAACGACATCAACAAAGGATTCGGAAGGCTTCGCTGTTTCCGGTAATAGCGTTCTCGCCAACGTCCGGGCATATTACGAGCCTAAAAACAGCACCGAGAAATGGCGTAATAATGCCGTATTTGCGGAGGCTTCTGCGCTGTTCCGGTTTCGTAAAATCCCCGGCGTGACAGTTACAACCGACATGGTGATTATCTGTGGCGGTAAGCGTTACAACATCATATCCGCAGAGGACGTGCGGCAAAAAGGAATGTATGTTGAAGCAATCGCAAAGTCGCAAAGCGCTTCTGTGGGGGTGAACGGCAGTGGCTAAGTGTATCGCACAAATGCCGGAGGATTTCCTTATGGCGATTTCTAAACTTGCCGACAAGACGGATGAAATTGTACCTCGTGTTTTGAATGCGGGCGGCGAGGTTGTATTGAAAAAAGTCAAAAGCAATCTGCAATCGGTGGTCGGTAAAGGTACAAAGTATGATTCTCGTTCTACAGGCGAGTTGGTAGGCGCACTCGGCGTTTCCGGTGCGCGGCTTGACAGGAATGGGAATTACAACGTCAAAGTCGGTTTCGCCGAGCCTCGAAAAGACGGTGGTAACAATGCCATGCTTGCCAACATCATCGAGCATGGCAAACACGGTCAGCCGCCTAAACCTTTTCTAAAGCCTGCAAAATCAATGTCACGGAAGGAGTGCATCGAAACCATGAAAAAGAAGTTAGAGGAGGAAATCAAGAAAATATGAGCATACTTTCAGAATTGAATACACTTCTGTCCGGGCTTGGTATTCCTGTGGAAACAGGCGTGTTTTCCGGTAAGGCTCCGGATGAGTATGTGGTATTGACTCCTCTTGCTGACACCTTCGAGCTTTACGCTGACAACCGACCGCAAGCCGAAACACAGGAAGTGCGCATCTCGTTATTTTGCAAAGGCAATTATATCGCACGAAAAAATCAAATAACCAAAGCACTATTGGCGGCGGATTTTACAATCACCGACCGCCGCTACATCGGGTACGAACCCGACACAAATTATTATCACTACGCCATTGACGTGGCGAGAATGGAGGAAAATCATGGCTAATATTGGGCTTGATAAACTTTACTACGCGCCGATTACCGAGGCGCAGACCACGGGCTTTGAAACCTACGGAACGCCCGTTATGCTTGCAAAAGCAATCTCGGCGGAGTTGTCGGTGGAGCTTGCCGAAGCCACTCTCTGGGCGGACGATTCGGCGGCAGAAATTGTCAAGGAGTTCAAAAATGGAAAACTTACACTCGGCGTTGACGACATCGGCCGCACCGCCGCCGAAATACTAACGGGGGCGGTCACTGACTCTAACGGCGTGTTGGTGTCGTCGAGTGAGGACAGCGGAAAGCCTGTGGCGATTGGCTTTCGTGCGAAAAAAGCTAATGGGAAATATCGAATGTTTTGGCTGTATCGCGTGAAATTCGGCGTTCCGGGGGATAGCCTCGCCACAAAAGGCGACAGCATCACGTTTCAGACACCTAAGATTGAGGGCGTGGTCATGCGGAGGAATAAGCCGGACGGCAACGAGCGGCATCCGTGGAAATGCGAGGTCACAGAGGGCGATTCCGGTGTAGAAGAAACCGTTGTAAACGGCTGGTACACGCAGGTTTATGAGCCTGTGTACCAATCACAGGGTTAGGAGGGCTGACAAATGGATAACGAGAGAAGCGCGAAAATCACCATCGGCGATGCGGAACATGAACTAATCCTAACCACGAAGGCTACCAAAGCCATCGCAGGGCGGTACGGAGGTATGGAAAAGCTCGGCGAAAAGCTGATGAAGAGTGAGAATTTCGAGGATTCGCTTGATGAGATTATTTGGCTGATTACGCTGCTTGCGAATCAGTCAATTCTAATCCACAACCTCAAAAACAAAAGCAAGCCCAAAGAACTGCTGATTGAGGATGAAGTGGAACTTCTCACATCACCGCTTGAATTGGCGGGCTACAAAGAAGCCATCACACAGGCGATGTTCAAAGGCACTAAACGCAATATCGAAAGTGAAGATGAGCCAAAAAACGTGGAAGTCGAGTAAACGATGATGAGCTGTTTACTCGACTTTTATATTATGGCACGGTTCAGTTGCACATGAGTGCAGATGATTTTTGGCTGACACCGATGGGGCTATTTATGGATCTATGGGAAGTGCATAAACAATTCTTTGGTATTGCCAAGCCGAAGATTGAGGTGTTCATTGATGATGTTATTCCCTCGGATTGCTGACGGTTACTTCCTTATATACTTGGTGTTCCTCGCCGTGCCTACCTTTTCAATCAAGCCGCCTTTAACCATCGCGGCGAGGGCGGCTTCCACCGTGGTGGGGCTCACATCGGGCAGGATATAGCAAACTTCCTGTTTAGAAATCGGCAGCAGGCTGTTCAGAACAGTAGCTTCAATGCGTTTGCGTTTGGTGACTTTTTTGCTGTTCACCACGGCGAAACGCTTGTCAAGCTCTTTATAACAGAACAGCAATGTCGTGATAAAATTTTCGATAAAAGGGAAGTAGCTGTTCTGCCCCTCGTGCCAACCCACGGAACTGTCATAGAGAGCCTTGTAATACGATGCTTTTTCACGATTGATTTGTTCCTCAAAGGAGATATAACGTCCTGCGTCAAAGCCGTTTTTGTAAAGTAGAAGCAGCGACAACAACCGCGACATTCTGCCGTTGCCGTCGGTAAATGGATGGATACAGAGGAAGTCCAGCACAAAGCACGGGATTAGCAAAAGTTGATTGATATTGTAATTGTTTCGAGCGTCCATGTATGCCAAAACAAGCTGTTCCATAGCTTCGGGGGTTTCGGCGGCAGGTGTGGTCTCAAAGCGAACTCGCCTAACGCCGCCGACAGTTTCCATAATCACGTTGTCGTTTTCTTTGTACACTCCGCCGCTTACGGGTGAGTACGACAGCATGATTTCGTGAAACCGAAGAATATCACGTTCCCGAATATCAAGTGCGGTAGTGTTTTCGTGAATTAGGGCAAGTGCATCACGGTATCCGGCGATTTCCGCTTCGTTATGGTTCAGCGGTGCGCTGTTTTGATTCACGATTTCGTTAATGCGCTGTTCGCTGGTGACGATGCCTTCGATTTCGTTAGAGCCTTTGACCGACTGCACTTTTGCGATACTTTCCAAACGGTCGAAAACCTCGCCGAAGCTCTCCTTGCGTTCACCTTCACGTTCCCGCAGTTCGCTGATGGCACTGACGATATTAACAAGCCCTGCAGGGAGCATTCCATGCTCTAAAAATGAGTAATCAAAAAATTTCATATTTCAAAAAAACCTCCTATCTGCATATAGAATAGCATATCTTATGCAGATTGTCAAGAGGTAAATTGAATTTATCTGCATAAAATAAACCTTATTATATGCAGATAATGTTTTTGTATGTGCATATAACAGAAAGGTGGTGAGGGCATATGGCCGATGGAAATTTTGGACTCCGCATAGGTATAGAAGGCGAAAAGCAGTTCAAGCAAGCCCTCGCCGACATCAACCGTTCATTCAAAGTCTTAGCCTCCGAAATGAACCTCGTAGCTTCCCAGTTCGATAAAAACGACAAGTCAATCCAAGCGTTATCGTCACGCAAGCAAGTCCTCACCAAAGAAATCGATGCACAGAAAGACAAAATCGCCACCCTCCAAGCGGCTCACAAGAACGCTGCCGAGAGTTTCGGCGAATCGGATAAACGTACACAGAATTGGGCGATTCAGCTTAATAACGCCAAAGCAAAGCTGAACGATATGGAGCGGGAGCTTTCGGCGAATAATAAGCAGTTGTCCGCACACTCAAAGTCTACCGACGATGCCGCTGGTTCGAGCGGGAAGTTGACTAAAGCTACAGACGAATTCGGCAAAAGTACCGAGAAAGTGAAAACCGTCAATGAAACCCTGCAAACCACCGTAAGCCAACACGCTACCACAATATCATTGAACGCAAGCAATATCACCAGTCTGAGCGGGCGGATAACGACGGCAGAAGCGGCTATAAATCTACTTCCAACGACAATTCGGCTGAACGTGGAATCTCTTATCGCACCTGCGCCGCTGATTCGAGGTTGGGAGCGAAACCGCTGGAATAACTCTAACGGAACCCATATCAATGATACTTCTGCAATTCGCGGAATTCACGACATTCCTGTAACGCAGGGTGAGCAGTTTGTCGGGCAGACTGCTGATGGTACGGCTCTTGCGTTTGAGTATTACTGGTACAACTCGTCCGGCACTTTCATAAGTGCAACGATGAACACAACCAATGTCGCTACTGCTCCGGCGAATGCAGCGGCTTTGCGGGTAGCCAACAGAAATCACAGCAGTCCGCCGGAAGAATTCACAGGCACGGTCGTTCGCGGCAACACCCGAATCAACATGACGGTGCGACCTGTTTCGGCATCAACCATCCTCATGCAGAACAACTTTATAAATCTGCGTGTGGCGAAGGATGAGGTCATCAATAAAATCAACATCTCCCCCGAAAGCATTTTGATTGCCGGAAACAAAATCAGAATTACAGGGCAGACAACGATTGACAATGCCGTCATAACAAACGCTATGATTGCCAATCTCGCTGTGAACACGGCGAAAATCGCCGATGCCTCTATTAGCACGGCGAAGATTGCCGACCTTGCGGTTTCGACTGCCAAGATTGCAAACGCCGCCATCACCAACGCAAAAATCGGGAACTTAGCTGTTGGGACGGCGCAAATCGCTGATGCCGCAATTACCACGGTGAAAATCGGCGATGCACAGATTAATAACGCAAAGATTGCAAACTTAGATGCCGGGAAAATTAACACGGGAACGCTCTCGGCGGACAGGATTGCGGCGGGTTCGATAACTTCGGCGAAGCTCACGATTGCAAACGGATTCATCACCAACGCCATGATTGCCGACGCCACGATTCTTAACGCAAAAATCGGCACAGTGGATGCGGCGAAAATCACTACAGGCACATTGAACGCCGCAAGAATCGGCGCGAACTCTATCACCGCCGACAAAATATCCGCAAACTTCCTGCAGACCTTGACGGGAAGCGCATCGATTAGAATCACAGGCACGACAATCAGCTATTACAGCGGCTCTAATCTCACGGCACAGCTTAATTCAAGCGGGCTGGAGCTTACTCGTGACAATATCAAAATCGGACGAATCGGCACGAATAATATGTCGGCTAACTCGACTTGGCGGGGGCTGGTTTTCGACCTCGAAAATGCCGGAAATTATATGTGCTGGGCGTGGAGAGAGACCGCTAACGCTTCTTCCTACACCACTAAGCTGACATATTATCGCAGTCGGCTTCAAAACGGCATGGAGAAAGGTTTTCACTTTGATGATGCGGTGTTCCTCAAAGGCGGACAGTCGGCGGCTTCCGGCTCAACTGTGGTTACCAACAACTGGGGATTTTGGACGTTCGGCTCGACAAGTTATCTTGGGCGGGTAACCACCAACAGCAAAGCGGGCGTGGCACTCGGCGGCAGCAGTCTGATTCTCGGCAGTCAAGGCAACTGGGTGGATTTTAACACAATCCGAGCGATTTGTGCGTTGCTTTCGGGTCGGAGAATATATCTTCCGGCAAGTTCAGGCGGGCTGTCAAGTTGGTGGGATACAAGTTTTCCGTCGATGACGACATGGTCGACGTGATAGTGAGAAATTAGAAGTTAGGAGTGAGTAGTTTATGGAGAAACAAGTTAATCTGCAAATTGAAATTCCGGCAGACGAGCGGCAGTATATTATGTCGCCGCATCCTACGGCGTGTGTTCCTGTGTGCGAGGAAAGCGTTAATCCCGATGAGCCGATTATTGCCGAGAAATCACTGTCTGAATTGGTGGAGCGGGCGGTTGAGGAATTGCGCGTTGAATTACAAGCGGAGTTGGAAACGCAGGTCAGGCGGGTTCAGAATGATTTGCAGGCTGAACTGCAATCGGAAATCCAAAGAGAAAGGGGGTTAGAAAACGATGCTCAGATTAAAAAACCTTGATTTAATCAATGTGGCTGAGTTTCTCGACAAAGCAGAACTGCCGCCGAAAGCCAGCCGCACAAGGACAAAATTGAATCGGCTATTGATTACTAAAATCGGTGAACTTAACAACGATGAGCGAGAGCTTCTCGAAAAATACGGCAAAAAAGATGAACACGGTAATCTTATCGAGGACAACGGTAATTTCACTCTTGTGCCGGAAACCGCCGCAGAGTTCCACCAAGAAAAAGCGGCACTGTTTGATGAGGTCACATCCATCAATGTCGATGAACTCAAAGACAGACTCGGCATATTGATTTACGCCCTCGAAAACAGCGATGACAAAGTTTCCGGCAAGGATGCCGAGGCACTTGACATTCTGCTTGACGCGCTTGAGGCGGAAACAAAATAATAAAAAGTCAGAACATATGCACTCTCAATTGAGGGTGTTTTTGTTTTGCAACAAAATCGAAGGAGGGAAACAGATGAAACAGATATGGGATTACATTCACATTGCGGGGGCGGCGGTGGGCGGATTTTTGGGGTGGTATTTGGGTGGTTTTGATGGGGCATTGTACGCCTTAATCGCTTGTACCGTGGCGGATTATATTTCCGGCATCGCCTGTGCGTTCGTCAAAAAGGAGCTGTCCAGCGAAATTGGTGCGAAAGGCATCGCCAAGAAAGTTGTGATTTTCATTTTGGTGGGAATCGGGCATTTGCTTGACACTCATTTACTCGGCGAAACTCAAGCTCTGCGAACCGCACTCATTTTTTGGTACATCGGAAACGAAGGAATCAGTCTTATCGAGAACGCCGTAATTTTAGGCGTCCCCGTGCCGGATTTTCTTAAAAACGCACTGATTCAAATTAAAAACAGGTCGGAAAATAAATCCGACCGGAAAGAGGAGGACACAGAC